TCTCTAGCTTCTGCTATTTCAATTTGTACTTGCTCTTTAATAAGATCAAATTCTTCCTTACTTAGCTCCGCACCAGGAAGAAATTCTTGTTCTATATATTGATTTATCTCCATGTCCATAGCTATATTAGCTAGTTTCTTGTCTGGAAAATTAAAATATATACCTAAGTGAAAATAAGCAATATGTAATAACTCATGTTTCAAAAGACCAATTCTATGATTTTCTGATAAGTTATTCCAAAACTCTTCATTAATAGTCAATTGATAATTAATATTATTTTTACTTACACCTGCCGTAGGTATTCTTGAACTCCATACTTTATTAAGCATGATAAGAAAAAAACCATAAAAAGGTTCTTTCCACATAAGTTCTTTACTAGTTTTAGCTAGTGTATCTTCTCTATTCATTATCTTTTAGTTTAAGGTCTAATACTAATTTTTCAATAGGATATCCCATAGATTCAAGCATTTTACGTAATTCTGTAACATGTCTATTCAACATTAATTCAACTGAATCAGAATTAGTTTTTAAAGAAATCATGGTTGCAATAGCATGTCCTGTTGTTAATGGTTTTTCAACATCTATATGTTGTTTCAATATAGTGTAAGATTTAGGAGCATTAGAAGACCAAAATCCATCATCATATTTAGAAAATTTATAAAAATATATAAGGTATCCTACATTTTTTAAGTTAAAATCAAAAGCTTCTAATGCAGCAGTAGCAATTATAGAATTTTCTTTATCTGCAGATAATAACATGTTCATTATATTTTCTGCTTCTTGTTTGTTTAGTTCCATCAGTCTTCAATTTTAAAAGTTTTAATCATAAGTTCTTTATCAGTTTTAAATAACTCTACAGCTTTCAAAAATCCAGCTTCATAACCTTCTTTTATATTAATTTGGTTATCATAGTCAGTTATAGTACTAACTTCCATTTCTAATTTTATTTTGGATTCAGCATATTCCATAGCTAATCCCCAATAATTAATGTAATCTTCCATTAGTCTTCAATTTTTAATGTTTTAATCATCCATTCTGTGGGTGTATTAATATTATCTACCCATTCTTTAGCACTTGGAATGTATCCATTGCAATCTTCTTTTACATGTTGTTCTCCAATATATCTGACATATACATCTTTACCATCACAGTTAGTAATAGTCATACCAAATCTCTTTTCACATTCAAAGATACCTTCACTATGATGTCTAAACATTCTGTGTTTACTATGACCTATCCAAGCTTTGGTTTCATCAAACCATTTATGAATATCTATATAGTCTATTGCTGAACCACCAAACTTTCTAGCTGATGATATAGCATGTTGCCAAGGATGTGCCATTATATATTATCTTCTATATGATTAATAATTTTTTGTTTTGCATCAAAAAAGCCATCATGGTAAGTATTATTAACTAAGTTTTCAACCATTTCAAAAATTTCTTGTTTTAAGTCATCTGTTAATGTTTGTACTTCTATGTCATATAACCAAAATTGAAATTCTATCATTATTCTAATGTTTTATTAATTAAACTACCATCATGTTGATAGTTTTCACTATGTGTAACTCTTATATTGTTACTAATCATATATTTACCTGAAGGAACACATATACATAATTCACCGAAACCACCTTCATTATTCCACCAATCTTCAATATCTTGAAGAAGTTTTTCATTAGCAAAGTCTTCAATTAAAGCATAAGCACTTGAATCTAAATCTGCTAATGTAGGATTAACCCAAGCATCAACTATATCTTCTACTTCTTCTGGAGTTTCACATGGTTGATCTGTATATCCAATCCACTCAATAGCACCAGAATCTCCAGCACCTTCATATGCTACTTTAATCCCGGTTACACCAAGGTTAGCCAACTTTATAAGAAGGCTTGTCATATCAATTTCTGTCATAATTATTTTATTTTATAAAACCTACCAAGAATATTGGCATTTAGATATTCTTTCTTTTCAAGCACTTCATATTGAAATTGATGCTTTACTTCTTGATATGTTAATTCAGTTGCTGAATAACATATTAATAGAATTTCTCTTTTGATTTTACATCCTGCTTTGTGAGCTTCTTTTAGTTGCTGATTGCTACTATAGTAATTCATAAAGTTAGGCTTTTGTTCTCTAGTATATTTCTTTAACCTTTTGTCAGTGACCAGTGCTAAAGCTTTTTTACTAAGTTTCTTTTTTATATTAGCAAAGAAGTTTTTCTTACCAATGTATGCATAAGTGTTTCCATTTAATATTACAGACATGTGGTAGATAAACCCTACTGCTTCTTCAGGTATATTATCTTCAGTAAATTCAACACCTTTATATATCCAACTCATTTTTGTAAAGATTTAATTGTTTAATGCATTAGTCAATAATATATTTAATTTTTCTTTTACTTTTTGAATACCAAAATCTTTTACAGAATCAGATAAATCTTTAGACATATCAAGCAATACATAATTCAATTTATATTTATTTTGATATCTTTTAGCAGCTTCAATGCCTGCTTCATCATTATCAAATAATACACAAATGTTTCTATATTTAGTTTTTAAAGATGTGATATATTGTTCTGGAATCATAGTATTTTCACTGTCAGGAGCAATTGCTTCTACATTTTTATAACCTAATTTATTAAATGTCATTAAATCTTTTAAAGATGAAGTTATTACAAGATATTCTTTAGTATAAGTCAATTGATCCATACCTTGAATATAGTTCTCAACTTTAATAAATTTTTTATTAGGATTATTTGGTAAATAGATTTTGTATAAACTACCGTCAGATCTGAAATATCCATAAATATTATTGCCTTTAAATACCATTTCTGAATTAACTACATCTTCTTTGGCCATTTTAAAATAAGATAAACCAGCTACATTATAATGGTTTAGCATAGGTGAACCTATTTTAAATTTAGTCCAATACTTTGCATCAAGATTTGTCCAGTGTCTTATTTCATAATCAGTTACTTTGTATTTACTTTGAACTTGATATTCATCAATTGATTTGTATTCATTGTTAGATAAAAAGTTTTGATAGTCTACACATATTTTATGTATAGCCATACTATATGTTAGATTGAATAAATCACATATTAAATTTACTTTATTACCTTGTTTACCTGAAGAAAAATCTTTGAATTTATATTCATTATTTTCAAATTTAAAATAAATGAACATTGATGGAGTCTTTTCTGTTTTAAATACAGAATGAATTTTTACATCTTGACCTGTAAGCTTTTCAGAAATGCCTAAGTAATTTTCAAATACCCATTCTGAAGGAACATCATCAATTCCTGAAATAATATTTTTAGTTGAAATCATAATAACAAAATTAATAGAAATGGGGAGCTATTACTAACTCCCCACTTAACTATTAGTCAAGAGAGAAATCAGTAGAAACTCTGTTAGGAATATCTAAATCATCATCTACATCAAAAGTTTCAACATTTGTTACTTCTAACTTTTTCAAATGCTCAGACTCATTATAAGTAAGCACTTTACCACCTACAGGAGAATAAGCATAAGCTCCTTTAACTCCTTTTGGTAACCACATATCATAATTTGTATAGCCACTTTTACCTTCATATTCTTTACCTGCAATACACATGTCAAGATACATTTCTTTAGCTAATACTTCTTTGTTGAAAGCTTCAACAAATTCTTCAATAGAATTGTGTTTATTATTTTGTTGTTCCATCCAAGTGTTAAATCCAAGACTTCTACAAAGATTTTGTAAAAATATTAAAATAGATTTATCTCTTTCAATTTCAATACCTGATTTAGTTTTACCATCTGCATATGCATATTGGCTAGCTTTTACTCTACCAATTTGACCTGCATAATGACCTAAATCTGGATTATTTTTATTAATCATAAACCCTTCAAAACCATCAATTGGTTCAGTTTCTAAATTTAAAATTAAATGATATGCTCCTGGAATAAATTTAAAATCTTCCAATGTTAAACTATTAATTTTCAATGTATGATTCCCTGGTGCAATTGTTTTTGGTAACCCGTTACCACTTTCTTTTCCTAAATCTGCTGTGCTTAATGCCATTTTATTTGTTTTTTAATTATTAATCTATGTATATTTTATCCCAATGTGTAATGTATTTACCATTTTCATCAATTTCAGAAACAACAATTTCTGCATTACTTAAATGATCTGGTCTTGCACCACAAGCTACTTCATCATTAGTATTAAAACTAAGGATATTATTTTTGCCTTTTCTATATAAA